CAAGCGTATATTCAAAATTGTTCGCAATACATTCAAGTATGGCGATCAAGTGTTTATTCGTGATCCAGAAAACTTTAAGTTATACTGGACAGAAATGACTAAAGTTACTCGAGTTATTGTTAACGAAGGCGAAGGTAAAAAACCTGAACAATATTTGATTAAAGATATTAATCCTAACTTCCAAAACTTAACTGTTACCGCGGTAGCCACAACAGACACCTACATGAATCACCCACAAACAGGTGGTCCTAGCGGAGCATATACACAACCACAAGCACCATTTGGTGGCGGTAGTCGTTTCAGTAAAGCACAAAACGAAGCAGCTATTAATGCAGAACACGTAGTTCATATATCCTTAACCGAAGGCTTAGACGTATATTGGCCATTTGGTAACTCTGTATTAGAAAACATCTTTAAGGTGTTTAAACAAAAAGAATTGCTTGAAGATTCGATCATTATCTATCGTGTACAACGTGCTCCAGAACGTCGTGTATTTAAAATCGACGTGGGTAATATGCCAAGTCACATGGCCATGGCATTTGTTGAGCGGATTAAAAACGAAATTCATCAACGTCGTATTCCTAGTGTAAGTGGATCTGGTAATCAAAACATGATGGATGCTACATACAATCCATTAAGCCAAAACGAAGATTACTTTTTCCCTGTTACAGCAGACGGACGTGGTAGTAGCGTCGATGTATTCCCAGGCGGCACAAACCTAGGCGAAATTACAGACTTACGCTTCTTTACTAACAAGTTATTCCGTGGTTTGCGTATTCCTAGTAGTTACTTGCCAACTACAGCAGAAGATGGAACTACATCATTTTCCAATGGACGAGTTGGTGAAGCATTAATTCAAGAATGGCGCTTTAACCAATACTGTATCCGACTACAATCAATGATTGCTGACAAATTAGACTCAGAGTTTAAGTTGTTTATGCGCTGGAGAGGTTTTAATATTGATGGATCATTATTTGATATAGCATTTAACGAGCCACAAAACTTTGCACAATATCGTCAAGCTGATATTGACCAAGCTCGTATTGCTAACTTTACTGCATTAGAACAAACTCCATATTTAAGTAAGCGTTTCTTAATGAAACGTTATTTAGGTATGAGTGAACAAGAAATCAGCGAAAATGAATCAAGTTGGGCGGAGGAAAAAGGTGATGTTGATCTAGCGCCAGCAGAAGCACCAAGCGCACGTGGTGCAGGCCTTAGTGCCGGCGGTGTTACTAGTGATATAGAAGCACTTGGCCCAGAAGCTCCTGCAAGTGGCCCAGAAGGTCCGCAAGGCCCCGGGGCACCAGTAAGTACAGCACCTGGCGCAGCAGGCGCAATTGGTGCTACTCCGTCAGTTTAACAGGGAAAAGGTTAAATAGTATTATGAATGTATTTGAAATGTTTAACCAAGCTCCTGCGGGCTATTATAACGAAAAAGACGATAACACCACGTTAAAAATGGATGATAGTCGTAAAACTCGTTTAACTCTTGCCCATTTAAATAAGCTAAGACAAAGCCACGACGTTCGTAAATTAGAGCACGAAAAGAAACTAGAAAAAATCTCTAAGCAGTACCAAGTTGCACCAGAAGCCGGCGGCGCCGGTGGTCTGATGTAATTATTCTGTCAAAATCCTTCAAAAAACCCCCATTTAACCTTTATATACGTAGTTTTGTGTAAATAATACTACAAAGCCACTTATATAAGGAGTTCTCATGAACAAGTTTGAAAAATTAATTGAATACATCATTAATGATGAAGATCAAAAAGCACGTGAATTATTTCACGATATCGTAGTAGAAAAATCCCGCGACATTTATGAATCTATCATGGACGAAGAGTCTATGGAAGAGAATGTTGCTGGCGCACAAGTTGAAGAATTAGCTAATGAAGTCGGACACGACGAATCACAAGCTATGGAAGATGACGGCGAAGAAGAATTTAGTATGGATCATGATGGTGAAGATGACGGCGAAGTTGCTGGCGATTTCCCAGCCGATTCAGGCGAAGAAGAACATGCCGAAATTGAAGACCAAGTAATGAACATTGATGCTAAGTTAGACGAGCTATTAGCTAAGTTTGACGAAATCATGGGCGATGAAGGTCACGGCGAAGAAGAAATGGGTGCCGAAGAGCCAGCAATGGGCGACGAAGGCCACGAAGAAATGGGCGGCGAAGAGCCAGCTATGTTCGAAGGCGAAAATCCATTTGCTAAGTCTGGCAAATCAGGCAAGAGCGGTAGTGCTGCATCTGGTAAATCTGGTTCAGCTACATCCGGTAAGTCTGGTAAGTCTGGCAAAGGTTCAGCTGAATTAATGCGTGAATACGTAGACAAAATTGGCGAAATCTATGGCGGTCAAGGCGATGCTGCTGAAGGTGATGCAGTTGGTGCAGCTGGTAAGAAAACAGCAGTTAATACTAAGCCAGGTTCAATTGGCCCAGGTAACAACTTTGGTGGTACAGCAGTAACATCTAAAGGTGGTAACCAAGACCAAGACGGCACAAGCCCAACTAAAGCAAGTAACGAATATACTAAAGGCCAAGGCGAAATCAAATCTGGTAACCGCAACGTTCCAGGTGGTAAAGCTGACAGTTTAGAAAAAACTGGTACTGAGTACAGCAAAGAACACGGCGCAGAAGGTCAAACTACTGACGGTTCAGTTCCTGTAGCTAAGAAGTCTGTTCAAGCTCAGAACACTGGCAAGAAGTAATTAATAGATTAGGGAACATAAAATGGCTTTGTACCTAGCTGAGAACTTAACATTTGACCGTGCAAATATCAAGGTTATTACCGAAGATAATGCAGCCGGGGATGGTAAAGATCTCTATATGGAAGGGATATTCATTGAGGGCGGCGTTAAAAATGCTAACCAACGTGTTTATCCCGTTCACGAAATTGAAAAAGCAGTTTCCTCTATTAATGAACAACTCAAAGGTGGCTATTCCGTTTTAGGCGAAATAGATCATCCAGACGATTTAAAAATCAACTTGGATCGCGTAAGTCACATGATTACAAAAATGTGGATGGACGGCCCATGTGGATTTGGAAAATTAAAAGTATTACCTACCCCAATGGGCGAATTAGCAAAAGCTATGATTACATCTGGCGTTAAGCTAGGTGTTAGTTCACGTGGATCCGGTCAGGTAAACGAAGGAAGTGGACACGTTAGTGATTTTGAAATCATTACCGTTGACATCGTAGCACAGCCTAGTGCTCCTCATGCTTATCCTAAAGCCATCTATGAAGGCTTGATGAATATGCGTGGTGGCATGCAGGTATTTGAAACGGCACGTGAAGCCGCTCAAGATCAAAAAGTACAGAAGTACCTGAAACAAGGCATTCAAGCCTTAATCAAAGATTTAAAACTATAGGAGAAATATCCAAATGTTAGATGCTATCAAACCATTGTTGGATAACGGAATCATTAATGAAGAGACCCGCACAGCTATTGCTGAGGCTTGGGAATCACGCATTGTTGAAGCTAAAGAACAAGTTCGTGCAGAATTACGCGAAGAATTTGCTCAACGTTACTCACATGACAAGCAAGTTATGGTTGAAGCTCTAGACAAAATGGTAACTGAGTCTCTCACTGCAGAACTACAAGAGTTTGCAGACGAAAAACAACAATTAGCTGAAGACCGTGTTAAGTTTAAACAACACATGGTTGAAAGCGCAGGTAAGTTCAACAACTTCATGGTTGCAAAACTAAGTGAAGAAATTAAAGAACTACGTGCAGATCGTAAAACTTATGAGAATGCCATTGGCAAACTTGAACAGTTTACAATCCGCGCCTTAGCAGAAGAAATACAAGATTTTGAACAAGACAAACGTGCCGTAGTGGAAACTAAGGTTCGCTTGGTTGCTGAAGGTAAAGCTAAATTAGCTGAACTACAAGCCAAATTCATTAAACAATCTGCTGAAGCTGTTAAAGAGGCCGTAACCAGTTCGTTAGAGTCAGAATTGACTCAACTAAAAGAAGACATCCAAATTGCTCGTGAGAACATGTTTGGTCGTCGTCTATTTGAAGCATTCGCAAGCGAGTTTGCAGGTACTCATTTAAATGAGAACAAGCAGATCCGTGAGTTACAAAGTACTGTAAGTACTGTAACCGCTAAATTGTCTGAAGCAGTATCAGCAATTGAAGAAAAGAAAGCTCTAGTTGAGAGTAAAGAAACAGAAATCAAGATTATCAAAGAATCAGCAGAACGCAAAGAACGTCTTGCGGAAATGATGAAACCTTTGAATAAAGAGAAGTCAGCAATTATGCGTGATCTTCTTGAGAGTGTCCAGACTGATCGTCTTCAGGCTGCATACGAAAAATATCTACCAGCAGTTCTAAACAACTCCCCTGTTGCTAAGCCAGCCGTTAAGGTTGCTTTAACAGAGAGTCGTGTAGAAGTTACTGGTGATAAAACTGCTAAAACTGCCGTTGCAACTCAAAGTGCGCCAGACGTAATGTCAAACGTGTTTGAGATGAAACGTTTAGCAGGGCTTAATTAAACCCTAAAAGGAAAGAGAAATAAAATGACACAACAATTATTAGAAAGCCGTTGGGGCGAAACTAAAGAAGCCCTGTTAGAAGGCTTACAAGGTTCACGTCGTACAACAATGGGTGTAATCTTAGAAAACACTCGCAAGATGTTAGCAGAAAATGCAACAGGCGGTTCAACACAAGCAGGTAACGTAGCTACACTAAACCGTGTAATTCTACCAGTTATCCGTCGTGTTATGCCTACTGTTATTGCTAACGAAATCGTTGGCGTTCAGCCAATGACAGGCCCAGTAGCTCAAATCCACACATTACGTGTACGTTATGCTGATTCCGTTAATGACGGTAGCCCATACGCTACAAGTACTACAGCTGGTGATGAGGCATTGAGCCCATTCAAGATTGCAGTTGCATACTCTGGTAGTAATACTACTGGTCAAGCTACTTCAACATCCGCATTAGAAGGTGTTGCTGGTAACCGTATCAACGTTCAAATCTTGAAACAAGTTGTTGAAGCTAAAACACGTAAGTTATCAGCTCGTTGGACATTTGAAGCCGCTCAAGACGCACAGTCTATGCACGGTTTGGATGTTGAAGCTGAAATCATGGCTGCTTTAGCACAAGAGATCACAGTTGAGATCGATCAAGAAATTCTTGGTTCTTTACGTGCTCTTGCCGCAACTGATTACACATTTGACCAAGCTGCCGTTTCAGGTACAGCTACATTCGTTGGTGATGAGCACGCTGCTTTAGCTGTTCTAGTCAATCGTACAGCTAACTTGATCGCTCAGCGTACACGTCGTGGTGCTGGTAACTGGGCTGTTGTAAGTCCAGCTGCATTGACAGTACTACAAAGTGCAACAACAAGTGCATTTGCTCGTACAACAGAAGGTACATTCGAAGCTCCTACAAACACTAAGTTTGTTGGTACATTAAATGGCGCAATGAAGATTTATGTTGACGGTTATGCAAACGACAACCAAGCTGTATTAGTTGGTTATAAAGGTTCTAGCGAAGCTGATGCAGCTGCGTTCTATTGCCCATATATCCCATTGATGAGTTCTGGTGTTGTTCTTGATCCAAGTACATTTGAACCAGTCGTATCATTTATGACACGTTATGGTTATGTAGAGCTCACTAATACTGCATCGTCTTTAGGCAATGCTGGCGATTATGTGGGCGAAATAGCCGTTGCCAATTTGAGTTTCCAATAATTTGGAAAATACAGAAGCAACGTAGTTTCTACTACACTCGAAGTAAAAATTCTCAGGGATGGGAATACATTAAAGCGCCGAAAGGCGCTTTTTTGTTGAATATAAAAATAGGTGAAGTTGCGGTAGCGGCATAAATAACTATATGAATAACATTAAACCTTACACATACTTAATTAAGTTTAAACCAACTGGAAAGTACTATTACGGATCACGGGTTAAAAATGTAAAATTAAAAAGATCCCCAGAAGAAGATCTGATGCTAGAATATACTACCAGTAGTAAAAATATCAATGCGTTAATAGAAGAACACGGAATTGATGCATTTGAATGGCAGATACGCAAAACGTTTGATACAGTAGAAAAAGCTATATTATGGGAACAGAAAGTTCTCAAAAGATGCAGAGTACTAGAACGGCAGGATATTTGGCTAAACGGAAATGTAGCAGGACACATACTTGCTACGCCTGAGAGTTGTCAAAAGATTAGTGAGTTTCACAAAGGTAAACCAAAGTCGGCGGAACATAAAGAAAAAATTCGAGTAAGTAATTTAGGCAAAAAACGTGCTCCTCGAAGCGAAGAATATAAAGCAAAAATGTCTATTGCTAAGTCGGGTGTTAATAATCCTATGTATGGCAAAGGGTGCACCGCAGAACGTGCTAAGAACATAAGCGAAGCCAAAAAAGGAAAGCCAGCAAAAAACAAAGGCATTCCAATGACCGCGGAACAAAAAGCTAAAATAAGTGCCGCTAAACTAGCCAACGCAATATACATAACCTGCGAACATTGTGGCAAGACCTGTATAGAAAAAATGCATAAACGGTTCCACGGCACCCAGTGTAAATCTCTCCGGCAACCATAAATATACATGTTCACTCACACGAGTAACTCTCGGAGTTTAGCCACTTCGGGTAGCCTAGAACGCTAAGGCCTATTAAGGCAAAGGAGAAATAAAATGGCAAAACTAAAAATCAGTAAGACGCCTACCGGCAACACAGGTACAGGCACAACACGTACAGACCGTTATACAGGTCCAAACACAATCACTAGTAGCGGTGTAACAGGATATCCTGGTCAAGTTGGCGGTGTATACACACAAGCTGGCGCACAGATTCACGCACAAGTTAATACAGGTAACGGCGCAACAGATGGTAGCTTGTTACGTGCCAAGGGCGAACACAAATTTCTATGCAGTGATGGTACAACACAAAAAGTTTGCACACTGGTTCCAAGTCGTGTGCCAGATGGTGGTGCAGGTCAAGCGTCAGTTCCTGTTTATACAACTATCATTTCTGGTAACGTTGCTGACACAGCGGGTGCTTCAATAAGCAGCTACTTGCGTTACCAAATCTCTAGTATCCAAGGTGATGCCTCTGGTATTAAAGTTGGTGCAAACGTACACAACGTTGGTCAAAGTATCCAAGGTAACGTAGTTATCGCAGCTATCAACGCTACAGTTGGCGGATATGGTAACGTCACAATTGGTTTTAGCAATCAAGATGGAGATCCTCCTTCAGGTAACTACACAATGGAAGTTGGTTTCTTTGCAAGCAAACTAACAAACCGCTGGGTATGGGACTTTGGTAATGATGGCTACGGAAATCGTAACAAGTATCGTCATTGGAGTCAAACTCCAACAACAGCTAAACCATATGTAACAGATGCAGCTAATGGTGTTACAGGTTTTGTACAAATTCCAGACGCTAGTTAATCCTAGTTTTTTGGTATACAAAAGCGGCTTCGGCCGCTTTTTGTTTGATTTTAGCAAAGATATACAAAAGATAAATACTACTAAATTAGGGTTTTAATAATGGCAACAATAAAAACGATTCCAGATACATACGACATTTATGTTCCGACAATGACTGTTCACGGAAACTTGAATGTTGTCGGTAATACTACCAACATTAACAGTACTACAATTGATGTTGATAATACTTTGGTATTTAACGCTAACTTACAAAGTCCGGCCGGCCCAATTGATGCATTAATTGAAGTTAATCGCCCGGGTCTAGCCAATGTTACTCTGCGTTGGTCAGAATCCAACGCCCATTGGCAAATTACCAATGACGGAACAACTTACTATAATATTGCCACAGCTGGCGGCGTATCTGGTAACATTAATATTACTGGTGTAAGTTTATACGATACAGCTAACACGGTGACCGTGTACACTGGCACAGTTAGCAGTGGTAAGTCTGGCGTATTTGTAGACAATACCAACGGAACACAACAAGAGCTAGCCACTAAGTCGGCAGCTATAGCATACAGCATTATATTTGGATAGGATTTTTAAATGGCAATCGCAAACACAGTACTAACTAATTCAGCCGCTACCAGTATCTATACTAGTTCTGGTACTAGCGCAATTACTACAATTCATTTGTGTAATACTACAGGAGCTTCTGTAACAGCTAACGTATATATTGTACCATCGGGAGGCACCGCCGGTGCTAGTAATGCAATTTATACTAATCTTAGTATTACTGCTCAAAACACTTATATTGTTTATGCTGAAAAATTTATTTTATCCAATGGAGATTCAATTCAAGCTAATTGCTCGGCGGGTAGCTCAGTTACTGCAACAGTAAGTTCGATTGGAATTTAACGATGGGAATTTTTCTTAAAAATCCAGATATTGCACCTGGTAAACTAGGAGTAAAGTTACCAATTGGTACTAACACTCTAAGTGACGCTCCAGTAACTGGTCTAATTAGATTTAATTCAGATACTAATCGTATTGAGTTTTATTATAATAACGCCTGGAATAGCATTGCTAAAATTGGTAGTGTACAACTAATAGTTGATAATTTTACTGGCGATGGCATAGTACAAACTTTTGTAATGTCACAGGCCGAAAGCGACCCAACAGCCGTGGCAGTATTTATTGGCGGGGTATACCAGCAACCAACGGTTAACTATACCGTCAACGGATCAACTACTATTACATTTACCAGTGCTCCACCAGCACCAGGTGTAAATCCAAACCAGGTTATAGTTATTCATAATATTAATAGCACAAACGTGCCCGCATAGGAGATAGCATGGCAATTGGGCGTATTACTGGACCAATGCTGTTTAGTAACCTGGATCGCCAGGGGGTATCTCTACAGGTCGACACCGACCTAGTATTTTTTGATGTTACTAATCGCCGCCTTGGTATTAATAAAACTAATCCAGGGTATAGTCTAGATGTCAACGGCAATGCCCACCTAGGTAATCTTTACATACTAGGTAATACTATTAGTAGTGAAACTGGTAAAATTGGCCTTGGCTCAATATCTAGTATAATTGTTTCTGGCGGCAATCTTAATAATGTTATTGTTACAGATGGCGCTGGAAATTTAAGTTTTACAAACGTTGGTAGCTTGCCAGATTTTGTAGCTGCTAACGCATCTGTTGCTACTCTTAATGCTAATATTGGCGCATATCAGACGTATGCCAATGCCAATGCTAGTACACAGGCTACTTCAATTAATACAATTAATGCTAATCTTGGCGCATTTCAAACTTACGCTAATACACAAGTTAGCACTATTAACGCTAACATTGGTGCATACGAGACCTGGGCTAATGCTACCTTTGCTACTAGTACGTCAGAAACACAGCTATCAGCCAATGTAGGTGCTTACCAATTATGGGCCAATGCTAATGTAGCAAGTCAAGCAACTAGTATTGATACTATTAATGCTAATTTGGGAAGTTATGAAAATACAACCAATGCCAATATTGGCACAATAACAAATAATTTAAACACATTAACTGCTAATGTAGGCAGTTATGAAACAACAACCAATGCCAATATTGGCACAATATACACTCACGTTAACACATTAGATGCCAACGTTGGAGCATTTGAAACTTATGCTAATTTATATCTTGGCACTAGTGCATATGGCAATGCCAATGTTGCTACCTACTTACCATACTATACTGGTAATTTATCGCCGGGTAATGTAGTATCAAATTTTTATGGCAATGTACACACTGATTACATATCTGGTAATAGTGGAAATGTAATTGCAGTAGTGGGTACAGGTGCGTTTGGGGTTCCAGTTGGTACAACCGGTAACAGACCGGTTGGACACAATGGCTATTTACGTTTTAATACAGATACCCCTGCATTAGAATATTTTGATGGAACCGTTTGGGTGCCAATAACTAATACTGTAACAGACCAACAAATTACTCCAGATGGTACTAATAATACTTACACACTAGATCAAGCAACAACCGACATTGGTATTATTGTTAGTATTAACGGTGTACTACAAAGACCAACTGCAGCCTATACTGTCAGTGGCAACCAAATTACTTTTAATGAAATTCCGGATACTACAGATATTGTTGATATACGTTTCCTAGGTGCAGCAGTAACAATTAATAATACCTTAACGGATAATTTAACAGTATCCGGCAACTTAACATTATCTGGAATATTGCAATCGCCGTTAACAACAAAAACATCAACTAGTACAGGAATAGCTGGACAAGTTTGTTACGATGCTAATTATATCTATGTTTGCACAGCTACAAATACATGGAAAAGAGCGGCATTAACCGGCGGTGTATTCTAAATTAGCTAAATACTATATCAACTTCTTAGCAATGTATCGCTAACGACACAAACTTAAAAACTCCCAAGTCCTAAATCGCCAAAAATAATACTGCTAGGACAGTTTTCCTACGATTACGATAAATAATATTATAGCTAAAATAATACCTAAAGGAATCGCTAGCCATGGCCAACATAACAAGAATTAAAACGAACCAAATCAGTGACGGTAATGTTACCGCCGCTAAAATTGCATCGGGTACCTTAGTTGGTAGTTTGTTTGCGCCAAGTGTAACACTTAATAGTAATGTTACTATCCTTGGTAACTTGAGTGTTAGTGGTAATACAAGTACTATTAACTCTGTTAATACATATATTCAAGATCCAATTGTTGTATTCAACAATGGATATACTGGTAGCTTAACTGGCTACAACATGGGTGTGTTGGTTAATCGTAACTACGCTGCTCTTGGCCCGTACGGCGCTGTTAATACAGCATGGGTTTGGGTAGAAAGCGATCAAGCATTTGAAGCTATTGCTACTGCAACATCAGGCAACGCCCTAACAAGTTTAACAAGTTCGGGTTTTGCTAACGTAAAAACTGGTAACACAACGGTAACAAGTTTAACAACTACTGGCACAGTTAGTGCAGGATTGTTTAGTGGTCCAATTAGTGCTGCAAGTGCCGGTATTACAACACTAGTAGCAACAAACTTTAGTACCGGTAATGCAGTTGTTAGCGGTGGTTACATCACTGGTTTATCTAACATACAGGCTACAAATATTTCCGGTACTACCGGCGTAATTACAAACTTTAGTACGGCCAATGCCCAAATTACTGGTGGTACATTCAGTGGTATAACTGCTACAGCAGCTACAACAGCAACATTTACTAACCTAAGTTCAGGTAACGCACTAATTACTAGTGCTGGTATCACAACTGGTGTAGTGACTAACTTAAGTTCTGGTAACATTTTAGTAACCGGTGGTAGTGCAACTGGCCTAACTAATTTAGCTTCTACCAATGGTGGCTTTACAACATTAGTTGCTACAAACTTTAGTACAAGTAATGCACAAATTACTAGTAGTAGCACAACGACTGGTGTAGTAACTAACCTAAGTACAGCTAATGTATTAGTAACTGGTGGTGCAGTTAACAGCTTAACAACATTAAGTGCTACAACAGCAACAGCTACTAACTTTAGTAGTGCTAACGCTCAGATCACTAACATGAGTGGCACTACAGCAGTATTCACTAACCTAAGTTCTGGTAACATTACTGGTACGTTTAACGGTACAGTTGCAGGAACAGTAGCAACAGCTAACGTAGCAATTTATGATCAAGTAACAGCACTAACAACTGGCACAACATTCTACCCAATGTTTAGTAATACTGCTACAACTGGTGCTAATACTATTTCTGGTGTTAATACAAACTTAACATTTAATGCAACTACAAACACATTAACTGCTACTAACTACAGTGGTACTGGTGCTAGTATTACCAACATTGGTGCTACAACATTAGTATCAACTAATCTAAGTTCAGGTAACGCTGTAATTACTGGCGGTACGTTCAGTGGTATAACTGCTACAGCAGCTACAACAGCAACATTTACTAATCTAAGTTCGGGCAACGCATTAATTACTAGTGCCGGCATTACAACACTAGTAGCTACAAACTTCAGTTCTGCCAATGCTCAAATTACTGGTGGTAGTTTAACTGGTGATGTTACAGTACAAGGCACAACGGGCCAATTTACAAACTTCAGTACAGGTAATGCATTAGTAACAGGTGGCACACTATCTGGTCTAACTTCTGCTAGTGCAACAACTTTACAAGCTACTAACTTTAGTTCTGGTAACGTACAGTTAAATGGCTCAGACAACAACGGTCTACAATATACAAGTGGTGTGCTACAAATCACTGGTGGCGCTGGTATTAGTGGTAACTTATATGTTTCTGGTAACGTATATGCCGGCAACTTAATCAGTACTACAACACAGATTTTAGAAGTAACAGATCCATTATTATACCTGGCTGCTAGTACACCTAGTACATATAATTATGAAATTGGTATTTACTCACACTTTGGTCCAACAGGCGGACTAGGATATCAACACACTGGATTTGTGCGTGACCACAATGACTACACATGGAAATTGTTTAGTAACGTACCAGAGCCAGCAGGCGGTACAGTTAACCTTACAAACGCTATCTATGATACATTAAAATTAGGCGCTTTACTTGCTGTTAATACTGCATCGAGTATGAGCACAACAGTAGGCCAATCAATATTGGCTTCGGGTGGTGTTGGCATTGCGGCCAACTTGGCTGTTGGTGGTAATATTATTGTTGGCGGCTCTGCCGGTTCAAGTGGACAAGTTCTACAAGCAACTGGATCAGGTTTACAATGGTACTCAATGCCGGCTGGTACAGCATTAGTTAATGGCACAAGTAACGTAACAATTCAAAGTTCTGGTGGTATTATAACAGTTGGTGTTAACAACAGTAACGCGGCAGCATTTAGTTCAACTGGCATACAGGTTAACGGTACATTAGGTGTAACTGGCGCCACAACACTAAGTAGCTTATCTGCAACTAGCGCAAGTATTACTGGGTTAGGCGCAACAACTGGTGTTGTAACTAACTTCAGTACAAGTAATGCTCAAATTACTAGTTCAAGTACAACCACCGGTGTTGTAACAAACTTTAGTACTGCTAACGCTCAAATTACTTCTGGTAGTGCTACAACATTAGTAGCTACAAACTTTAGTTCTGGTAATATTTCTGTTAGTGGTGGTAGTGCTACAGGATTAACTAACTTATCAGCTACTAACGCTTCTGCAACTACACTAGTTGCTACAAACTTTAGTACAAGTAATGCACAAATTACTAGTAGTAGCACAACAACCGGTGTAGTAACTAACTTTAGTTCTGGTAATGCTGTAATTACTGGCGGTACATTGACTGGTGTTACTTTAGAAAACGTAACAACATTAACAGCTACAAACTTCAGTAGTGGTAACGTACTATTAACTGGTGGTTATGCAACTGGGTTAGCTAACCTAAGTGCTACAAACTTATCTGGTACAACAACAGTAACTACAAACTTCAGTACAAGTAATGCTCAAATTACTAACTCAAGTACAACTACTGGTGTAGTAACTAACTTTAGTACAGCCAATGCATTGGTAACAGGCGGTGCAGTTAACGGTCTAACTACACTCGGTGCAACAACTGCGGTAGTAACAAACTTTAGTTCTGGTAATGCCCAAATCACTGGTGGTAGTTTAACAGGTGATGTTACAGTTCAAGCTACAACTGGTCAGTTTACAAACTTTAGTTCTGGTAACGCTGTAATTACAGGCGGTTACATTACTACAGCTAATATTACAACAACTGGTCCAGCTATACACAATGGTAACATTGTAGCTGCTGCAAGTACAGCAACAACAAGTACCACAACAGGTGCATTGGTTGTAGTTGGCGGCACCGGTATTGCTGGTAACGTTATTGCCGGTCAAAGCGCAATATTCAACTCAGCACAAGGTGCTGGTATGGACTTCCAAGTTAAAGGTAAAAATGATGCAACCTTATTATGGGCTCGTCCAAATGCAACATACGACACAGTTATCATTGGTAACTCAGCAACAGCAAGTACAGCAGTTAGCGGTGCTAAGTTAGTAATCAATACAACAGACACTATCTTGTTACCGGTTGGTACTAACGCACAACGTCCAGGTTCAGCAGGTTATACAGACGTAGCTGGTATGTTCCGTTACTCAACAACTAATAACACAGTCGAGTGGTATAATGGTACAAGTTGGCAAACAGCGTCAACATCGTTTACTGTTATTGTTGATCAACAGTTTAACGGCGATGGTGGCACTACAGACTTTACTCTAAGTCAAGCGGCTACAACTGCCGGCATAATTGTAAGTATTAACGGTGTGGTACAAATCCCAACACTAGCTTACTCTGTTGTTAGTAGTACAACATTGCGCTTTACAGAAGCTCCAGCAACCGGTGACGTAATTGATGTTCG